GCTCTTAAAGGTTTTGAGGTCTCCTTTCTAGCCTGGCCAAGCACAAGTGCGGTGTATGGAATCTCCTTATTACCGACTATGTTGTTTGGACGAGTTAGATCAACGAATTCATCTCTTACCATTTTCCAGATCCTTCTGTGGGATGGTTTGGTTGAATCTCGATCTGAACTGATGTCGTTTTCGACTTTGGTCCATGCTTGATCTACCGTAAAGAGACCTTCGGTCTTTATACCAAGCTGTTCAGCCGTGTATAGGTCGACCCTGGTTGAGAGCCCTCTCTCCCAGAGTTCAACTGTAGATTCCTGAGTTGCTCTTTGGTAAAGTCTTTTACCAAGGAACTTCCTTTGGAATTCTTCGACCTTTTCGTCTTCTAGAGGACAAGACGGAACGCCTAGACCTCCTAAAAGAGTTGGAGCATAAGTCCCAGGGTTGAGGAGAACTTTCTTCTCAAACCATGATGTCATGTTCGCTCTTAGGAAAAGTGGAGTGTGGTCGTCTAACTTTCTTTGCATTTTTGCCTCGAAAGCCGACGCTTGCTTTCCGTACCTTGACCTTCTTTCTAAAGCTTTGATCTTCCCCATTAATGGGTCAGGAGATTCGAAATTATCATGCGCCCCTTCTTTTCTGAATTGATTGAAGAGTCGCATTCTTGGGCAATCTATGAAGATTGTTGAAGAGTACATAGGTGCCAGACCGAAGTCCTGGCAGTAGTGCACATAGTGCCTACTGATTCTGTACTTTTCCCAAGAGATTTCGAAACCCATTGATTCGAGCGCTTTTGGTATGTTCATGAGACTTTCCACACTAGAAGATATTCCAGTGTGGTCGTCTCCTGCACAGCCAAAGTGTAAAATCGACTTGTTTCCCCATGTTGAGAATTGATGCATTTGCACTTTTCTCATCAATGCAGGGTTTAACAATTCCTTGACGTTTCCTGTTCCAAACTTTGCACAATTAAGTGCGGCGAGGCTGGAAGCCGTTAGGACTGATTTTGTTAATGGTTCCCCCATGAGTACACCGACTGTCGTCGTGAACTCGTAGAGGTTGCTGTCAATTTTCCTTAGTACTGATCTCACTCCTTTGGATAGTCTTCTGTACTCCCGACATCTCAGTTTAATCTGGACGTTTCTTGGAGAGCAGAGGAGCTCTGAGCAGTCTATCAGATACTGCGCTGTCGATCTTGAGATCAAACTCGCGTCTTGTAGTCCGGTTATCAAACCGACCATCAAGCCGAGCGAGGCGTCGTGTCTTGCCCTGTCTGTTGCAGAGGTAAGGTCTGACGTGCTTATGAAGAGGGTGTCCAACTTCTTTTTCGAATGGTGATTCGAAAAGCTTTGTCCAAATCGATAGAGATGGTCTGACTCCTTCAACCCAACATGGGCTCCAGGAATCATGCTAAGGAAATCTCCTATCATGTGGCCCGCTGGCGACAGATAGGAATATAACCAAGTGGGTCCTGATGTTACCGGCCTGAGTTTTCCTCCAGGCTCGGAAACTAGGGCAACTTTGACTTTCAAGAAATCTCTTTCGTCGGAAGGTCTGGATTCCCAAGCCTTCTTCTGTAGAGTAGACCAGACTAGTAAGAGTCTTCCTAGTCTATTATCTATTCCTGAAGCAAAGTCTCCTGATTCTTCAGGGCGCTTGTACCATGCTCTTATATCTTCAGCAAATGTTGTTGACGGGTGTTCTCGTTCGAGGTAAGCGATCTTCCATATTGGGAGGTCGGAATCCTCGGCGTTGCAAATGTCATTGTTGTAAGGATCATAGATCCTACCGTTAATCTGCCTTAGGCCTAGATCGCGAACTTTCGTGTTTAGGAAAGACCTGAAAGACGATGGACTCATGTCCTCCAACGTGTTCCATTTGCCTCCACTTTCTCTAGTGTATTCGATCGAAGCACCAGAGCTAAGTGAAGTATGCGTCGTGAGCCGTCGAGGGTCGAATCCGACTTCTCGCCGTTCAATTTGTGACTTTATGTCCTTTGCTATCGACGTTCCGAGCAACATGCATGCTGACTCAAGCATTTCATCCTTATCTACTTTTTGCGTTAGTCCTTCTATGAAAGACTCAACTTTCTTCTCCTTCTGAGCCCTGCTCGGAGGGGGGAAAGATCTCGATTGCAAAATCGGTGACGCGAGGTAGATTTTCGCAACTGTAATTTCTTCAGGTCCGAAGTCTTCGAGACCTAGAGAGATTGTGTTCCTGAAGATCGCCAGGAGTCTCTGGGAGATTTCGTCTTCCTCCGACTCCTTCCTGATCTTTATTCTAGCAGGTTCATTAGCAAGTTGATCCTCGAACAACTCTTCTTGAAAAATAGTT